GTTAGAGGACCATGTGATGCAAATCTTTTCTTTTCTTCCGAAATCAATCCAAAGAGGGTGTGCTTGCCACTTTCAATCCAGTTAAATCCCTTTGAGAAGACCTTCCTTTGAAAATAGTAAGCTGAACCTGCAATCAATCTCACTGTTGGACAATGCATGCTTAGACTTCTGACAACTGAAGGAGAAGTCAGCTTATTCATGACAAGCAACTCAACTTCATTCCAGTTGTCAGGGTGTCGAAATAGAAGCTGGACATTTGAATTCAGGTCTTCTCTCCAGTCTTCCTTCATACCTAAACCTTCAACCATTTTATTATATATTTTATTGTCGCCAAGACGAACCTTTGTGCCCTTGATGTAAGTGCCAAATTCATTGCACAGACCAGTGGCCTCTTCTTCTTTATGATTGACCCAGTATTGAATGATCTTTCCATAGGAGGTCCCTTTCATTAATATGTAAAGATCAAACTGAAAGCCTATTAAGCCTACACAATTTGATGGGCTGAGCGGATAAAACCCGAGAGAAGGATCCTTTAACATTGACAAATCATCCTTAAAAAATTCTCTCAAGTTGTGGGATTCTAAACCAATCAACCTGTAATGAAGCATTGCTTGACTCAGTTGGCACAAGCTGGCAATCTGGAAACTAGCACCTCCTTCCAAAATACTCTGCAATAGGTTTGCATTGTTTTCATACCTTTCCATGAAAGATTCTACAACCTCCACTGTGTTGCTTGCATAAATCCACTTATTAGTAGGCCTGATCCAATGGCTACCAAAGAAGAATTCTGAATTGAACTCATGACAAGATAGTAGACATCTTGATGTTTTGTCATCACTCTCGAATATGCCAGCATACCTAGCAATGGAATCCTTAAAGAAGAAAGTTGTCAATACTTTGGCAAGAATGACCTTATTTTCTTCGGCTATCAGTGACGATGGCACTGATAACAAAACTCCAGAGTCATCAGAACTCTGTTGGACTGATACAACAACTTTTTCATTTTTGAAAATGGAGTCTTGAATAAAGTCTAATAACCATTCTTGTACAGCAGTGTGTAATAGGGATGAAGTGAAGTGAAGAATTCCTTGCATCATTCCACTAATGATGTGCATGTGAACATAACCCCTGGGTATTGTCTTTCCACCATCAAGATACTCAGATCTCAACTCCTCATATATTTGATTGCTGGTTAGTGCTCTAGAATGAGATTCAAAGCTAGAAATCAGCTCTATTGGTAACATTATGTCTTTGCTCACCCATAGTTGCATGCCATTAAAAATGAAAGCATGGAATGTTTTTGGTACAATTTTAATCATGAAGTCAGCAAACTTGGCAACGAAGTGTGCTTGATTCCATTTAGATGCATCAGCAGCATCACTAAAGGTGACCATTCTCCCAGATAGTTGTTTGCCATGTCTCAGAGGTATCTCATACTTGTTTGTAGGATGGGTCATGACCTCTGACTGGAAATGTCCACAAACCACCTTGGCAATGGATTCAAGGAAAAGCTGAACAACTCTAGCCATAATTTCTATAACGTAAATTTCTCGTAATCCTCCATGTTGGGGTTTTCTAAAGAGATCCACATGAATGCTGCCTCTGCCATTTAATCTGGATAAGCTACCCTCTAGAAAATCTCTGGGATGATTGCAGTTGTCCTTCAGACCAAGCTCTCTCTTTAAAAAGATCAAAGCTTCAACCACTCTAGGACGTCGCCCCCAAACTCCTTCTACAATCTTTCCATCTTTGTCGAAAAGATCTTCTCTCTTTTCTCCAGAGTATCTTGCACTTGCTTTCAATGTCATTAAATCACTAATGCTCAGTTGGTTGCAATGATGCAATATTTCTAGCTCTAAAGTCTTCTCCCACTCTGATCCCATTTGACCATGCAACTTTTCTCTTATTTTTTCTGAAAGGAAGGCAACAAAATTAGGAGAGTACTCATGCCAGTCTGGAATACCTTCAGGTTCTGTGGTGTGAGGATTTGGCCTTCTGTCTAGAAGCTTGAGGAATTTTTTCTCATATATGTAAATTTTCTCGGCCAGTTTGAAAGCAGCATTTTTCTCTGCAGCTGTGTCCTTTGAAACTAGATACCCAAAATAGAAACTCTTTACCATTTGAGACTCATTCATCTCAGAATGGAATATTGGGTGCTTCATTCCGCTCCATGTGAAGTTAGAAGTTCCATGTTCTAACTTTGATATTAATGGTGTTCTAGTTAAGTGACATGCCATTTCCGTTAATTTTCTTATGTATAGTAGTTGCAGTCTACTCCTAATGACAGTGGGGAACTTTTTTAGAATCTTACAGGGATTGATTATCATGCATTTTGGCTTCAAGCATTCCATATACAAGTATCTAGATAGAGTTATCACTTCCTCAGTCATCTGCTTATTCTCCAAAAAGATTAACAATTGGAGGTTGAAGATTGAATTAAAGTCAAGGCATTCACTTATAGCCTTGGTTAAATTACTACCACCAAGTTGAAAGTAATCTATAGTTGAAGCCATTATTACTAGGCCCATGCTGTGTGCTTGACACATTTGAGCCATTTTTTCTTGCTTCAATGATCTAAAGGGAGTGATTCTGTAACCTTCCCACTTGTATGCTTCTGTGAAGACTTTTGAGTCCTTATAGTCCTGCATGAAGTCATTGAAGTAAATGTCTTCTCTGCAATCATCTTCATTGTAAAATAAGAAAGAATAGAAGACATGCTCATTTGAATTTGTAGTCTTAATGAGCATTAAGCAATCGTACTTAGACAATTTTTTTATGAAGAAGGTATTAGCATCCAAATTAGTCCTAGCACATAATGCTATCTCAGTTGCTGCATCTGAAATGAACTGAAGCCAAGTTCCAATTACACTGCCATTGTAAGCCTTCATTAGTTCAGTCACATCTTCATTGACCCAGGGCAAGTCAAGCAATTCATCATTGTTTGGTACATCATTCTCTTGTTCCCAAACAGGATCAAAAGTGCCAAGGAAAGATTCTATATCCTCTGTTGACAGATCTGGGTCCAGTCCTAGTTTTTCAGCTAGGCGGACTTCTTTAATCTCTGAGTGTTCTTTGTAGGCTTTTGCGCCTAATCCATGTTTTGCCATCTCCACTTTCACACTTTCCGATATATTCAGTTTTACTACATTGTGGATGGCAGTTCTTCTAGCGTGGGTTGACTCCTTGGTGAATGATGACTCATCATCATTAAGAGCATTCCTATAAGCTGCTTCCAGGTCTGTGTGAACTCTATCTGCTCTAGACATAGTCATCAAGGCATCGGACCAAACACATTCTAAAGCCGACACAGGTGTTCCGCACCATAAGTTAGGCAGGGCGGTAGACTCACAGAGAGAGTGGCCGGGATAACATCCAGGGAATGGAACTAGTGTCTTCTTGTGAAAAGATGTCATCTCAGTGCGAAAGTGGCTCTTGAAGTCTGACCACTCAAGAATTTTAGGAGACTTAGATGCCTTTTCCTCTGCGTCTTTCCATGATCGGCTTGCAATGTTTTCGACAATGACCTTATCGTAAGTTCTGCTTTGACATTGATTCCAGAATTCTCTGTCAAAAAACCTGTTACCAAAGTGGGGGAAAAATGAATTGAAGAGAGACCTTGTTTGACGGATCTCATTGCTCTCTGATTCTCCTGTGAACCAGTCTTCTGCATAATTAGTGATGAGATAGGTCCTGATTGTAATCATAAAGTTGAATCTGTGGCAAAGAAGTGAAGCAAATCCATCACTCATTGCTCTCTGATTCTCCTGTGAACCAGTCTTCTGCATAATTAGTGATGAGATAGGTCCTGATTGTAATCATAAAGTTGAATCTGTG